TATTTGCAGCCATTTTTGATGAACCACACTTTGGTTTAGTGGTTTGACCTGGTTGCTTCGCACAAGGAGCACCAGCAAACTTTCCACCAATTTGAGTCCATCCTTTTACTTTTTTTCCTGTTTTTGGATTTGTTCCACTTGATTTCGCAAACCAATCGTGGAGAGACTCATCTCCAGATGCAGTTTCTTCACTAACACCTTTCATTTTTTCTGGTTTGATAATATCAATAATCCGAAGAAAGGTATTGCCGTTTGCATCCTCAATTGTCACATCCTCTTTAACATCTTTGAACTTTTTATGTTCTTTTTTTGCAGATGCTTCCATTTTTTTTAAACGAGTGTAATAATCTGGAATTTCATCAAGATGTTGAAGAGCAATATCAATTGCTAAAGTTTTATCTTTTGTGTGTTCGTGTTCAATAGGAGCACCCATATCAAGTTGCTTCTGAATATCCGAAACATTCATACGATGTTTCCTTGCGATCTGTTCTACCGTTTTGTGTGGTTTTAATTGCTCATTAACTTCTGTTTCCGACTCTCCACTATCCATATGGTCAGCAACAGTATCAATATAATCAGCAGCTTTCGTGATTTTTGATTGTATCCAAGCTTCTAAATTTCCCTCACCGTTCAATTTTTTCAATAATCTATCAATTGCATTTTTTGCAGTTTTTAACTCACTTCTTGCCATTGAAAATTCATAATCTTCTGATATAATGGAATTACAAATCATCATATCTGTAATGAATCTCCAATTTTTAAAAGAGTTAATGCTCATTGTTTTTTCTCTACCTTTTATTATTTAGTTTTATCTTCAGGGTTTATCCCATTTTTGATTAATTTGTGAAGATCTGCCGTTGAACCAATGAATACAGAATTATTTACTGTAGATGGTCGTTTTGTTTCTTCTTCTCTTATTTTTTTATTTTTTTGTTGTAAGTCCATAAGTTTATCGGCAACGTCAGCAATATTTTTAATTCCCTGAAGTGCAACTTCAAAGTCTCTTGCTTTTTCTGAACTCTGTGCTAATTCTAATATACTATCTATTGCTTCTTGTCCTTTTTCCAATAAAGCATAATAATGCCCTCTTGTATATTCATAATCGGCATCTAAATCATTTTTATCTGTTGGTCTAGATAATTTTGACGGAGATCTTTTTATAATTTCTTTTTCTATGGGAGTTGCCTCTATCTCTAATGCTTCATTTATGTTGTCAAATTTATTATTCATACATCAATACCTTTAGTTGGACTATATACTTTTCCGTCATTGTAATCATAACGATATTCACTAAATCCAAAATCATCAGTTTGCTCTATTAAATCATCATCTAGAGAATTAATTAAATTAATATAACTTCCATTTATGTGAGATTCAATTGGTGTGCTATCTTTACCTCTTACCACAGTTAATGTATTTCCAACAATAGATTTAATCATCATTGATTCTGTATCAATTTGAATATAATCATTAGTAGATAGATTTGTGGAATCTCCAACATCAAATGTTGTTATTTCATCATCAATATTCTCTGCTAATGTTGTAGTGTGATCATCGTTGTAATCTTGTATTGCTCTTGGTTCTGCAACATATCTAAGTTGTCTAGAAGCATTTTTAGTATTTGTATTGCTATAATAATCAACTTGTACTTTTTTGATAAATCCTTCATCGGAATTTGGAACAGGTCCAAATAGATAAGTTTTTGCTGTAAAATCTAATGTGTAAATGATAGTTCTTTTTTCTTCATATCCACTATCATAATTATCTTTAAATGATACATCTTCCAGAATCATTGGAATATCTCTCCTTTCTCCAATAGAAGATACCAAATCTACAGAAAGATTGAAAGATGGTTGAAAGTAAGGTAAAATTTGCTCTACGATTTGTAGAGCATCTTCATTATAGTGAGTCATAATAGAAAGTTGTATGCCTATGTTATATGGAACAGGCATAAACATTTTTTTTATAGTTTTGTTATCAGTTTGACTTATTGCTTTAAATGTTTGCATAGTAGAAATTTTTCTACTATTATCATAACGAATACTAGTCATTTCAAATGACATTCTTGGAAGTGTTATTGATACTCTTTTTCTTAAGTCTGGTTTTTGTTCTAATCTAGCAAGAAACTTTTCTACTGGACCATAAGCAATTGGAACTCTAATAATACTATAATCTTCATTATTTTGTTTTTTATGCTTAATATCAATGGTATTAAAAAGAGTACCAAAAGCAACGATGGTATTTCTAATTATTTCGTGATAGTAGTATTGTCCAAACATAATATTAAAAGTTTTATTAATTATTTAGATTTAATAATCTCCAAAAGGATTTCTTTCACTAAAATCTAGAATATTGTCTGCTTCATCTTCTATAGAAATATTTTCTGCGTATGGATCATACAAATCATCTCTATCTATTGATAAAATTTTATAACTTGAACTATAACCACTAGTTGTTCCTAAACCAACAACTGTTTCTCCAAGTGCAAATGTTCCACTAGTAACTTTAACTTCAAGTTTTCTAGTGTCAGAATCCCATTTGGACACATAAGCAGTTGTTCCTGTTGAAACTCCCCTTACAGTTTCATTAAATTTATAATTTCCATATGAACTACCAGAAGGTGATGTAAATGTGACAGATGGTGCTATTGTATATCCAGCACCAGCATTAATATATCTTATAGAAGTAACTTCTCCATTTAAATTTATAAACGCTTCTGCAGAGGCATTTGTACCACTAGAAGGAGCAGTAGAAATTGAAACTATTGGTGCTGATGAATATTCAAAACCAGTATTAATTATACTAATACTTGAGAGTGAATTATTAGAAAGAACTGCTTTTGCAATTGCTCCAGAACCAGAATTTGCTTTTATTGATACTGTTGGTTCAATCGTATATCCATATCCTGGATTGACTATTAAAATTCTATCAATAGAATCTCCGGTCTGCCCAGAACGATGTGTCATAATTGCAACTGCTGTTGCCGAAATGCCATTTGGTGAAGTTGAAATTGAAACAACAGGATTAGACAAATACCCAGTCCCATCATTAATTAAATCTATACTTGAAACTGATTTACCAATTGGAGTACTTAAACTGATAGATGCTGTTGCAGAAGTTGCAGCACTTCCAACCATATTAATTGTTGTTATATATCCAAAATCATCTACAGATTCATCAACTTCAGTTATTGAGGTGTCGATAATATCATCAGATGCATAATCAAATACTTCACATCTCAATTCATAAACATATAAATTATTCAACTGATAGAATGGTGCTTTTCCTTCTACGTATTTAATCTCAAATATTGTATTGTCTAGTGGCAAATATATTAAATCTCCTTCTTCTGGTCTTGTAGTTAATTGTATTTGATCATTTCCATTTAAAAATGGAGTTATAAAATCTTCATATCTTTCTTTTGAAATTATTAAAGTAAGTTGATCTGTAGTTTGAACTCCAAATTTTGATAATATATCTCCTTGACCACCAAATCCCTGATAATTCATTAAATATGCTTCAATTCTAAAAGAATCGTCAAATTTTGATGCAACTATTTCTTTAATAATAGTTTTTTTATTAATTATTTTTCTGGGAAGATATACTACATCTTGCCCATACATTCTCAATTGTTCATTAATTAAATCCTGAACTAGTCTTTGTTCACCTGCAGTACCTTGTAAAAAAAATGGATTAAGTGGTGACATAATATTATCCGATCATATCCATTGGGGGCAATTCGTATTCGTTCTTAAGTTGCTTCTCAATTTCATCCAATTCTGCAACTGCATCGTCATAAATTTGTCTACCATTTAATTGAACACCACCAGGAAGCATAACTCCTTGGAATTTAATCATATTTTGACCCCATTGTCTTTTAATTAAAGATGTCAAATATTTTTTTAACCACAAATCATTATATACTTTTGGCGTATCTGACGGATTTATCATTCTATAGCAATCAAATATTAAATAATTTGTATCACTCATTTGTGACCAATCAATGTCCAAATATAACCTATGATTTTTTTTATTAAATCTTATTTGAACGTCTGGTGTTAAAAGTCTACTTAAATCTTCCAAATAAGTTTTTGTCATTGCAAAATTTAAAAGATCTAATGCCCCATAATAATACAGATCATTTAAAAATATTTGATATTTAAGATTGAATAAACCACTAGATATGGTACTAGAATCAACTTTAAATACGTTGTTGACTCCAATGACATAATCTGGAAGTTGTAAAAAATTATTTGTTTCTGTGTATGCTACTGTAGTGACTCCAACATTTGATGATGCAGTTGATGTTGTAACGCCTGTTTTTATCGTATTTACTTGATCTTTATCTAATTTGTGCTTTAAATAAACTCTTTCAATGCCATCATAATGTCTTTCATTATAATATTGAATGGCATCATCAACCAAATCATCTATTTGATCATCATCAACATTAATTTCTAATACTGGATATCCAAGCTTTCTCAAGCAATAATCAATTAATCCTTGGCGAGATGATGGTTGTGACATTTTTTAAATTTTTGCCTCTTCTTATTTATCTTGATCTTTTTAAGTATTCAGTAAGTTCCGCCATCTATTATTCCAGATTCCCATCTAGAATTTGATTGATTGTAAAACAAAACCATTCCGTCAGATACTCCGCTCAAGTCAACATCCAGCAATCCATCTAGTGTTGATTTTGCTTCTGATGTGGAAATAACTTTTATTGCATTTTGTGATCCAACTCTTGCTTTTATTGCATTTTGTGAATCAACTTTTACTTTAATGTCTGCCATTTTTATTAGGTAGTAATTCCGGCAGTAACAATAGCACTTCCCTCGACGACTCTTGTTTTGGTTGAACCATCAT